TTACTTTCGTACATGTCGTCTGGTGTTATATCTACCGTCCCAGCTTGCTGAAACAATAGTTGCGGAAAAGGGTTGGTCTATTTTAACTTTAAATCTAAATTTATCATTCTTTCTGTATATAGGTACTCTGATTGATTTGTATAATAAGGAAGGTATTTCTTGGAAGGTACTCCAATCTGTTAACATACCTGATTCATTTTGTGTATACAAATTAGCATTACCTATAACATCATCAACAGTAAAAGATACAGGACCAGATAAACCTAATTCAAAGTTATAACCTCCCATTCTAAGATCACCATCTATATCATACTTACCTTGATCATAAGAGAAGTAATATTGTGGTAACTCAAATTCAGTTGTGTATTTATACCCAATAGCCATATGCCATGTACGCATATCTAGGTTATTAAAGGTCATTGTAGTACCTGATACTGAGTCTGGAGCCTTAACAACCCCCGATTCGGTACCTGATATTACTACAATTTGTGGAGAATAAGTTTGATCTATTGTGTATGGTACTGTAATAACTGTGTTGGTACCACTTAAAGCAACAGAAACACCTGTTGTAGTGTTGGCACCGTCACTTTGTTTGTACATAACAAGGTTATCTAAGGCTGCTTCAAGGCTACGATTGACTCTCAAACCAGCTTCACCTTCTCCAACTGTCTGAGATGTATCACCAATTGTGTATCTTCTATCACTCATACCGTTGTCATCACTCAGGTATTCATACCTACTTAGTATAACTTCACTATTATCTTGTAATGTTACAGTATAGAAAGCACCTCCAGTATAGAAACAATGTCTTAATACACCTGTTAATGTCCAAGTATACCAAGCTGACTGTTCTCTCTGATCTCCAGAATCAAAGTACTTATAATTATAAATTGTAGAGGTGTTGAAGTTAGTGTTATGATAAGTAGAATTATTAATACCAAAAGTTACTAAACCTAGATCTGCTGATCCTGAATTTACATTTAAAGTTTTTGGTAAAAATGAAGGGACCACTCTAGTTTGATCTATGATTTTAGGAGGTACACTTTCATCTACTATAGCTATTTCAAATGCTCTACTGTAAGCCCCCGTATGGTTAGCAAACATATAGGTTGTACCCATATCTAATGGCTTAATGGTAGTGCTACATTCATAGCCAGCTACTTTTTTAAGACGAGCAGTTTTAGGAGAGAAAGAGTCTTGCTCACTAAATAGCATAAATTGTCCAGCATCACTGAACATTAACACACCTTTTTGTGTAGGTAGTACGTGATTAATATATGCTGGTTTTACATCTGATACTGATATATCAACTGGGTTATCATCACTAGAAGTTATAGCTGAGACTGCAAAGAAATTATGGTAAGAGCTTGGTTGGCTCATTACTATTTGTTCATCTGCAATAAAGCCTAATCTATTTCGGTAGAAAAATATTTGTGATATTTTTTTAGAGACAAAAGATGGATCGGGATTAGTTTCTAAATCTCCTACCTGTCTAATATCCCACTCTAAGTTGTTAGGGTTAGTACCCGAACCCCCTAGTTTACAGAATTGAAAGCTTGCTATATTACCACCTGAACGTACTGCTACTAATGCATGAGGTAAAGTATCTTTATCTAGCCCCGCAGTAATTCCTGGAGCTACTGTTTCTTCCCAGACACCAGAACCATCTTGTCCATTATCTGCTTTAAATGTTAACCAATAGTTATCAGAATCAGATTCTTCTGTGTTAGCGACTTCTACTAAATAACCATGAGCACATTCAGAAGGTAGTTTAGATATATCTTGAGCACTATCTTGGAATACGGATAAAGCTTCATTAGCCATACCACCCATAACATGTGCTTTAAAAGCAGTTGTATTACTACGCTTAATAAGAATACCGTTACCAACAACTTCAGCTGTAAAACCAGAGCTAGAATACTTGCTATTAATTTCAGCTGAAAGTTTAGTTATAACACTACCCATACTTAAACTACCATCGTCAGGATTCTTAGGAGTCCTATAAGTAGCTACGTTAGTAACCCCTGCATAAGTATCATAAGCTTTTACACCTACCACTTCTACAGTATATTCAACTCCAACTCCTGTAGATGCTTTAGGTATAATAACATGAGATTTAGCACCGTTAGTTACATCGGTACCTCCATCTTTCATAGAGACATTAGCAGTAAAACGTATGTCATAATCTTGAGTATAGCCTAAAAAATCTTCTGCAAGTGTACCAGTACCATCGTATTGTGGTGATTGACTTTTAAAAAATGGTTGCCCGTTAACTGTAACAGTACCACGAACACCTGTCATACTACCTGTATTACCTGTACCTGACCCCCCATTATTACCAAAAAAGTCTGCTTGTCCACTAAGTTCAGCTTCAGGATCAAGATCATTCCAGCTATTTTTACCTACATCTGGACCTGAATATCTATAAACTTTTAAAGCTGTTGCTCTATTCTTAGTTCCTGGTGTTGGTATTGCATCAGTAGCTCCACCTAAAAATACAGAATACTCAGTGTTATATGCAAGAGTATCTATCTTAATAAAAGCATATTTATTACCACTGTTATAAGTACTTGTAGTCCCTGTGGTACCTACAGTTGTATTTGGATTAGTTATATATGTATAATCTTGTATAGTATGCTTACCTAAAGTACCTGCTCCATTGAGGTAATCATAAGCATTACCTGATCCTTCAGTTACATTAACCTCTACTCCTGTAGTTAAGTTCCACACTCGTATAGGTGTGGATGCATAGTTAGCAGGGGTAATCTGTACTATAAATTTTTCTCCTTCTTTATTTAAAATCTCAAACCACTGTCCAGTTGATGTAGTATTAGTCAGCTTATTCACATACTCAGCTGGAGGACGTTTCATTAAGCCAAAAGTTACATCAGGAACAGCATTATCACAGGATCTTAGCTGGCCTGGAAATTTAATAAAATCTGGCTGCTGGGAAACCCCACCTAAAAAGTTAGGAATACGTTGATTAATAGCTGCCATTATCTTTTAATAACTTGGAATGGTTGGTAGCCTTGGTATGGATTACGTTGGGAACTATCTTGGAAGATATTGTAGTCTGCTTGGTTTGTATCGTATTGGATACAAGAAGCCCTTGCAAGCGTCTCATCTGGTGACATGACCTCATTGGCCTCAGGGCTAGCTATCATGCGGTTAGAGGCGATCCTAGATGCCTTAGCGGTGACGTAATCACGGAATGGTTGGGGCATATCATCAAACTCATACAACCAAACTACATCACAGTATAGGATGTTCTCAGTTAAGTCAGTGAATTTGTTGGTATGTTTATAGCGATCATATAGTTGTGCTACTTGTTGTCCAGTAGCTAGAGTTCTTGTTCTCCTGACAACATCATAATTGTCTGCGTGTTTATACCTATTTGGATCTACCTGTAAGGCATTTGCGGGGAACTCAATCTCATTGTTATTATCAACAGGTAGAGGGAATTCGATTTCTGAATTGAAAGCCCATCCTTCTGCCTGAACTTCACGACAAACTTGCCGAAGAGTTTTCTGAGCAATAGCAACTTCTGGGCTTTGAGTATCCAGAGTGTTTACAGGAGACTCTCCAACACTCATTAATATTGAGTTTACAGCATCCAGTTCTGTGGACGTTGCGTATGTTAAAGTTGTCATAAAAAAAAGGGGGAGCCGAAGCCCCCCATAAATGTATAGTTAGAATGCGGAAGGTGCAGTATTGGTTGTGTGAAGCTCAACACAAGCAGCAGGATTAAGATAATCTGCGCCCATAGCGAGTCTTCCGAGGATTACATCACCTTGGTAGATGACAGAAACATCGCCAGAAGTTACTTGAACCTGTGGTCCAATAGTTTCTACGACACCAGCAGCTTCTTTCTGGAATATAAGTCCACAAGAAGTAGCGAATCCGTTAGCAGGACCATAATCGTTATTGATTCCTGATACAGAAGGTTCACCATTCTCAGTAGCGGCTCCAACAAATGAACCAGCATTATCAATAGTAGATGCAGTACCATACTTGCCTTGGAACGGAACGTTCATAGACTTGTAGATCTTGATACCAGCAATAGAGATAACACCACCACCTGTTTGAAGACCTGTACCTTGCTCGTCACGGTTGATCAAAGCATTTGAAGATACATTTTCTATTAGTGAATAGTATTGGCGTGGAGAAAGTACGGCGGCTCTCCCGTCAGAACTCAATCCTTTCTCATCTAAGACAGCAGCAGCTTCAAAGAAAGCAGATACTAACTTAGCAGAATCAAGTGCATCAGCAGCAGCACCAGTACCAGTACCAACCTGAAGGGTTGTACCGCCTGGTTCTACCTTACCTGTAGCAGAGATTGGGTGGGCTACACGAGCACCACGGGAGATCGCACGGAAGATTAAACGGTCATACTTTTCAGCAAGAGCATAGCCAATCTTCTTAGAGATTTCTCCTCTCAATTCGTAGTGAGCAAGGGTCTCGTCCAGATCATACACGAAAGCAGAACTGATCAATAGGTCATCAACGACTATTGTCTTTTCTGCTACTGGGGGATCGCCTGAACCCAAGATAGGGGTTCCTGGAGTGTGGAAAGCCGCACCCATGCGTCCTGTGTAGATGAACTGTAAACTCTTACCGTTCTTAAGTGTACGTCTCGTAACCATGTCACGAGCGATTGTGTTGTGCTGGAATCCTTTAAATAATTCTCCAGAAAACAACTGTAAATAGGTGGCGTACTTATCAGTAGCACCACCGTAACCTGTACCTGTAGATAGATTTATCCTACCTAAGGCGGTTTGGGTAGCATTAGCCATTTAAGAGTAAATGTGAATGTGTATGTTTGACTTACTCTAATCGATTAGAAATTTTATTGTTGAAATTTTAGGGTATTTCATCACCACAGCTGCGGCAATAGGGTATCGAACGTATTCGGCCTAAAGCCAATTACAGAGAGGTCCGACACTGAGGTGCCTCTCTGCTATGGAAGTTCACA